ACTCTTTCTCTTACGTCCATTTCTTCAGCAAAAGCTATTTTTCTAGTTGAGCCATTAAGTACTCCAGCAGCCCCGGAAGTTCCGTATGACGTTGTTGTGTGTGGCTGTGTGGCTCCAGTAGAAGTTGTTACAGTTCCGGTTCCGGTTCCAGCTCCTCCTGTAGTTGCTCCTGCTCCAGAATCTCCACCTGTCGAAACGCTAACCTTGCTTGCCACAAAAGCATTCATTGATTTTTCAAATCCACCAGGAGCAAAGCCAGTTGACATTACTGACTTTCTTGCTATTTCCATTCTAGCTTGAGAACCTTTAAGGGTTTTTGTTGGATCGTCTGGATCTATAACTGTTGTTTCGTCATCAAAATCTGCTCCCATAGATATTACAGTGTGCATTGCTGACTTAGTATTTTGTTCGTAACCAGCTAAAGCAAAAGCAGGGTTTCTAAAGACTCCATCTCCTTGGATTATCTTTGCAGGGTCTCTAGACATTAAGCTTCTGCCGACCTCTCCCTCCATTGCATAGGAAGTGCCCTTTACAACTTGTTGGTTCTCGGGATAAAAAGAACTTTTCATTTTAGATACTATAGACTTGCCATCTGATAGATCTTCTAAATTAAAACTAAAATCAGAAGCCATTTTTAAGGTACCTTTCTAACAGTCGGAATTAAACTTGATGCGTCTTGAACAGCTGGACTATCCACGTACAAGAGACCCTTTGTGTATACTTGTGCAAGACCTTTTTCTATTAAGTCCCAGTTTAAGGTATACGGAGTTCCATCGCTATAATATTCATCCCAGCCAACCATAGGCCACTGAGAAGCAACGTCATAGATCTTATATAGTATTAGTATAGCAACTAGTGCGGAGAAAGCTTTTTTATTTGATTCAGACATTCCATACAATGGATCAATTTGTCCGCTATCAAAGAAATAGTTTTTCAAACTAGACATACTAATTAACTTATTATATATTTTATCAAAATTAGCTTCTATTGCAGATTTTGGATAAAAACGTTTTTTAATTAATTGTTTTACTTTTTGTGCCATATCTGCGGAAGAAACATTATCAACAAAAAGCTTTCTTACATCTTCTACTGCGGTTGTTTCTATGTTTAAATCTGTTCTATAAAAAATTGTAGCCATATATCTTTCGCTATCTGTTTGCCATCTTCCAGATTTTGTAGCCTTTTGATATCTTTCTGGATCGTTAGCCTCTGCGCCTGCCTCTAAGTCTTCAGCAGATAGTATATCCCTATTGTCTGGAGACACGGCTATTCTTAGAACAACCATCTTGCCCACTACGGCATCTGCGGTGAAGAGCAAAGCTTGCCCTGCTGGGGATAGCGGATTAAAAATCTTTGCGCTTTCTTCTAACAAGAGAGTATCCTCTAGTGCAGAGTTGATGTTGATCTGTGCCAATTCACTTGTGTTAACGCCTTCAAATCTAACTCTAAATGTTTTATTAGTTATTGCGTCAACAACATCAAATGTGTCACCATCAACCACGTGAGAAACAGTTCCTATTACTTTAAAGAATTGATTAAAACCAGTTTTTTCTGGACCAATTCCTGAATACTTTAATATTTGAGCACTTACAATAGCGTTTTCTAAACTGATGTGCCTTACTAGGTCATTGATTTCTTTTTCTTTCCATCCTATACTCTTAAATATATCATCACTTCTTACATAGGAGTATCCATCTTCTGTTCTGACTGAAGTTCTAACTCCAAGAAGTTGTGGAATTAATTTTTTTGAATGCGCTCTTCCTACGACCATTCCTTGATTAAAAGATAAACCAGCGTCCATTGGTTGACCATTTTTATTTAAATACTGAACATAACAACCGTGCTGATCTAATACGTTATCTCTAGTATGTTTCCAGGCGCTCCAAACAAGGTCGCTAGCAATTGCTCCTGCAGAGAATCCAATTGCCAATGAAGTACCCATGGTAAATGGCGCAAAAGCTGCCGACAAAGCAGTGGTAGCAGCGGTAAGAGCCATACTTCCAACCACCATTGTTATTGCTCCGCCTAAATCCCCATCTTGCTTTCCTGTTGAAGCTTTGATCTTTGCCCTTATCTGTTCTGTTTGGTCTGGTATTGCGTCGGCTGCTATGTTGGCCATTATGTCTTTAATTAAGGCTGAATGACCATGAGTGAACATAAGTCCGCCAGTCATTTGTGGACCTAAAGACTGCGCCAAATTATCAATAGAAACTGTTCCATCTGATCCTATAAGAGAGTTTGCTGTTTCAGAAGACATCATTCTTCTAGCCAGATCTCTGGAACTTTGAGCAAACATACTTCTTGAAATCCAACTTGATGCAAACCATCTCGCTGGATCATTTACGCTAACAAATGCATTGGGCGTAACTGAGGTAACAAACCCCATCTCTGGAGTAAAGTGGTGCACCACTTGTTCAACTTCGAATATGCCATACATTCTTTCGTAAGAGTCAGTAATATACACTAGGTCATGAGGCCTTATTGACGTATCTCCCATTAGAGTTATCTCACCACTATATACATCTTTGATAGATTCTTTTAAGTGTGCTAAGCCGACTCTTCTTGCGGTCAATTCGTCTGGCTCTCCAGAAGCAAACTTAGAAACTCCTCTTATTGTTTCCAGAGGATTAAATATTGGATGTAGAACTCCCCAGAATCCTGAACCTCTAATGTTGTCAAAATATAAACCTGTTTCTATAGTCTTTTCAACTTGTCTCTCTGGAGGAGCTGCTTTGTCCAAAGCTACAGTAACAGGATACTGCCCATCAGAAACTGCAGTAATCTGTGTAGCCACTCCCCCAATGTTTTCTTGAATTCCATTTACAAGAATATGATTAAAGGAATTAATTAAATGTATTCTTTGGAAGGGCTCTCTAATTTCTACAACGGGTTCTCCGTATTCTCTTGTAAATGGATTGTCTACCGCTCTTAAAAGAGATCCTGGTCTTCCCAAAGAATAATATAAAGAATCATTATAGGCCTTATTGAGAACATTTGCTTGTTTTGCAAAGTTATCATGCTCAGTTATTCCGTAGCCCATCTGAGCTAATGACATTCTAGTTAAGTTAAGCAGGTTGCCTATAGCACTTCCAAAAACGGTAAAGATTGGACCTATGTTTCTGTCATAGAAATTTTTTCCATCTTCTACCATTCCACTCATCCAGTTTGTGGCGCTGTTACCTTCTCCGGAGTTTGATTGCAGAAGTTGTTTTAGCTTTGTTGCGTCTTTTCCATATGTGCCATTGTAGTCAATAAAAGCTTGCCAAATTTTATCAAGAGGCCTAAAACTCCAACTGTCCGATTTTTGCTCATCGTCACCCATAACAAATCTCTTGCGATCTGGCTTTAACACAACCCAAGCTCTTGCATAAGGATCTCTCCATAATTGATCTCTAAACAATCCAACTAGTAAAAGAAATAGTTGTTTTGGAGTTTTTATATTTTTTAAAAATTCATCAGCTTTTTGATCATCTGTTAAAAATTCTGTTCCATCCGCACTTGTTGCTGTTGTGGTGGCACCGGAAGAGGATACTGAGCTAAGTAACTGAGTATTTGACTTAACAGCATCTCTTATGTAGCTTGCTCTTTGCGTTATTAAATTATTGTAATAATCAATGACTCCAGCATTTGGATCAACTATTAAACCCTCTTCATTTTTTCCAGTTACTCCACCATCTAGATATTGCTCTGCTGCTTTATAAAGTGCTTGGTTTTTTGATACTGCTGTAGAATTAATATTATTACCAATCCAGTCTGCACCCAAAAGAGAAGTAAATTCATTAGACCATACTTTGTCCTCTTCAAATTCTTTTATTAAGCCATCGTTGTCGCCTGTGCTTAAAAATGTGATAAGAGGATGAGCGGATGCAATGTCGTCTTCATCTGGATCCATTCCGTAAATCTCTGCAAAAATATTTTTAACACTTTCATATGTATGGTATCCAACTCTAAACTGGTTCCAAATCCACTGAGCTTGACTAACATTTCTACCATTGCCAGCAATAACCTTCACTCCAGCATCATAGCTTTCGTCATAAAAGCCTCTTGCTGTTATAGATACTGTATCGGACATATCAAAAACTGACATAAAATCTTCACTTGAGCCAGTTAAACTTTCTCCATTATCTATATTGTCTTGACTATCTAATAGATCAATTAATGTTTGCTCTTTTAGTTTATCTAATTCATTTGAACGAAGATTATCAAAGTAATAACGATAATTGCCTCCACTAGACAAGGATCCTAAAAATTGTTTTTGATCTTGAGTAACAATTATTCTATCTGCTGCTGATAAATTTTCATTTTGTTTTGGTATTAAAGTGTTACTTTTTAGGCCAGTAAATTTTGGTTTATCAACAAATGCGTTTTGTGCATATACATACTTAACATCTTGTCTTGTTCTTCTTCTATCTTCTTCATTGGTTATGTCAAAATTATTTTTAACTACAAAATTACCAAAACCAATTGTAAAAGTTTCTTGTTCAGAATCTTCTCCGACTTCGCTGCTATAAAACTTTTTAGCTGGATTAAATGCGCTTGTTACAACACCCAATGGCACTGAGTCATGAACAAAAGCAAAATAACATTCTTTCAAGGAAGTTTCAGACATCCCTAGCAACTCCCAAGAATCTGCCAATACTCCACTTTCGTCATAAACATCTGGAAGATTTTCTGTTGGAGAAAATATTTCGCCTTCTTCATTAATTAGCAGTCCTAGGAACAAGGCCGCATCGGGAGATACAATTGCTTCAGTATTTCCCGATCCATCCGGATCACTATCGCTCCACAAGAAATATGCTGGAGCGCAAACAACTGCTTGCTTTGAGTCTGGATTATAAATAAGAACTCTTCTTTGTTTATAGTCATCAGCAGAACCAGATAATTCAAAGTCATTTAATCTGTATTGTTCTTTAAACTTTTGAAGAACATTATTTCTTTCTTGCTCATCTTGAGTGAAATCATCAGGGTTGTCTCTGGTTAATAACGGGTTGTATGGCCATCTCATGGCAACATAAAACTGTTCGTGAAGAGCATCTTTTGGAGTAGTCCATTCAGTAAAATTAAGTGCAGCATAGGGGTTTTCAAGCTGCCTATAGTAAGCGTCGTCGATATCGCCATAGATATCTTTTAATTCATCTTCAAACTCAATTGACTGACCTTCAGGAATAACTGGAAGTGGCATTTGAATAATTTGACTTGCAGGACCAGCAAATTTAGCTACGCTTGATCCTTCAAGTGTAGAAAATCCTGAGGGGTCAAAAGCAGCTTCGCTACTTAAAGCTTCTGCAAATGGAGATGCGGCTAAATATTGTCCAAATGGAAAATTAAAGTTAAGAACTTTTTCGCCACTACTATTTGTTGATACTAATTTTGTTTCTGAACCCTCTTTATCTATTAAATCTTTTTCAAACTTTGAAATTTCTATTATGTTTGCGAGTCTTTCTTCTACAGCATTTTGATCATTCAGATTAAAAATCTTATCAAAATCAAGAGAGTTAAGAACTCCAGATGTTCTATTTGTAAAGAATGGATATCTAAATCTCATTGGCAAAAAGTCTGCCTGTTTGTGGTCCAATTGGATTGGAGAAACTATGTCCCCTACTACACCAAATGGCAAGTGAAAGCCTACCTGCACTTTTCCTTTATTTACTGGAAGAATAGACTTAATCTCTCCATCTACATAATATCTACCTCTGTCAACATCTCCAAAATTAATAATTTTACCGTTGAGAGGCTCTCCAGCTTTAAAAATATCTTCAAAGGTTAAAGAATTTTCTGCAAAGCTTGACATCATTCCAGAAAGCTTAGACTCTTGTAGGGTAGTAAATGCGTTTGCATCTGCTAATGGAGTTGATTCTTTATTAATTTGATTAATAATATCATTCATTAAATAGTCGGGACTAGACCAAACTGGCCCTTCAACTTCCGAATCTTTACTTTCAATGTGGAATCCAGTAGAAATTGGATATACACCAGAGGTATATAGCCAGTGTGGTTTGCCATAAAATATTGTTGATCTATCTTCAAACGGCCTAACTGCGACTATATAGTTAGGAAGAAGTCTTGCACATAGCTGGAACATGTCCCAAACTGATCTCATATATGTTTGAGCTCTAAAAGATACTTCATCATATATGTCATCATCAAGATCAGATACAAGACCCATAGTTTTAAAAATGTTTGCTGTTCCTCTTCCAGCTAAATTTTTCATTAGCCCTGATCCCCCCAGACTTCCTGTTACGCCAACAGCAGCTATAGCTGGGGCTCCAGCAACGACCAAGGGGGCAGCCATTGCGGCAACTGCGCCTATCGCTAAACCGCCAAGAACTTGCGATGTACCAATTGCTTTAGATGAATCAACAAGTTTACTTGAAGCAGTTACTGTACCAAGAACGCTTGATGCTGCTGGATTAGCTTCTCTTTCTGAGGCTTGTATAAGACGATTCCAAGATGAGTCATTAAGTCTATCTAAGTATCCAAACTTTTCATTTTCTATTTGATTTTCATCAATGCTTGTTAAAACGGACCAACCATCATCTATATCTCCGCCCATAAATTGAGATATTCCTAAACCATTACCAGGATAAATATTTCTTTTAAATATTTCCATATCTCTTTGTGTAGAAAAATTGGTCCACATCATTTGCATCATCCCAAAGACGGGAGTTCTGACACTGCCACCTGCAGATTCTATTCCTCCAAATGATGCTACGTTTGCCATAGAATTTCCAATTGCTCCAACTGTACCAGTAAATGGATTATTAGACATAACGTTAAATACATCTGAAACAGTATTTCTGTACTGGCTTGCTTGAGCCTTTTCTCTTTCAGTTAATGGCTCATAAAGTATTGAACCAAAATGTCTAATGCCAAATTTATTTTCAGAAAAAACAGAACCCCTTGTTGCATGGGCAAAAGCTTCTCTTACTCTAGATGCTCCCATTGACAATAATCTAATCATCAAATCTCTTGGTTCAGAAAGCCAGAATCCTGTGTTGATTCCACCATCTATTTTTCCGCTATCACCTTTTTTGTTTGATGAATTAATAATAGGGCTGAGCTCAATGGCGTCAGATTGGCAAGTAACTGTTACGATTTCTCCAAGTTCAACCTGTGTAATAACTCCATTAAATACTGTATCCAAGCTATTTGGGTTTGCCCCATATCCGGCCCTAAGGTGAACTCTTATGCCTGGTTTTAATCTCATATTTTCTATTTCAGTTACATACTTAGAATGAAAATGTGTTGAAAAGTTTCTTGATACGTTTAATATACTGTCCATTAGAGTAGCTGCGCCCGCGGATACGTTAGAGGGCCCTGTAGTGGAGTTGGCATTTGCGGTAGAAATAAGATCGGAAACAGTTAATTCTGGTTTTGACAACTTAGAATAAGTATTGGACAACCTTAAAATTAAAGTATCTCCTAAAATATCCTCAGATTGAACAATAGAAAAATCTATTACAGATTGCAATCCATAAAAGTTGTCAAAAAGTTTTGTTCCGGAAAAGTAACTTTCGTCTATAAGCCACAACATATAAGTTGGGAATGCCCTTATCATTCTGTAGGACTTATCTCTATACTGGGTATCCATCATCATTTTTTCCCAGTGCTTTAAAGCTTCTTTGTAGCCACCAGAAGAACTAACGCTTTGCATTTCGTCTTTAGAATTTGTTCCATAGCCTCTTTGATAAGAGTCTAGTGGCACTGCACCAGGAACCTGAGTATGTACTTCTTGCTTATCTCTTTCTGGAGTTGAAGTGTCAGCGACTGGAGTTGACTTTGCTCCAAGCAAAACAGCGTTACCATCCGCGTCGGGTACTACATTTAGGTTATCAAGCGCAATGTAGAATCGACCATCTTCTTCTGCAGAGTAACCAAGTAAAAAACCTCCATCTGGAGTTTGGTAAATTCCTGGAATCTTTCCTAATGATGATGAGTCAGCAGATGGCATGTAATAAAGGACGCCGCCATAAGGAACCTCATCGGGATCAAAAGATGGAAGCTTTCCTTCTTTAAGTGAATATTCACTTTCCATAACTAAAGAATTAAAAGCTTTGATTTGTTCTTTAGAACCTGTAACCAAATCTCCGATTCTTAGTTCGCCATATTCGGTTGCAAACTTTAGATCTGCAAATGTATGCTCAACGCCAAGCTCATCAACAAATGTTTCAATAAAATCTTTCCAAATATCTGGAAATTTATTTGCTATATTTCTACTTCTATTTAATCCCGTTTGTTCTATGATTGATTCATTATCAGTATCAAATATAGCTTTTCTAAATATCATCATAGCTTTTGCTGGTTCCATATTTAGTGTATTAATTAAATAATTTTTTGCTTCTTCTATCGAACCGTTACTTAATAGCAGGTTTTGCTTAACAGTGTCCGCTATTGCTTTGTCAGCTTCTGTTAATTCAATTGAATCTAAATCACTTTTTATTGGTATATGGAATTCGTCTCTATCTATAATGTTATTAATTAAGTCTTGGTCAAATGTTTCAAATGATCTAAAATAAAAATCAGGATCTAAAGTTCCTACTGTATCTCCAAGACTATCTTTTACTTGTAATGGCAAATCTGGGTAGGCGTTAAAAACTCCCCAGTTTTGCTTAAGTCTTAAGAATGGATTTCTTTTAGATTTAAATTGTTCAATAAACTTTCTTTGCTGCTCATTGCTTATCATTTCTCTTTTTTGTTGAAAAACGTCAAAGTCAACAAGAGACAGCTCTACTTGATAAACGTGTGGATAGTTTGGTACTGTGTTTACATTGTAGGATAGTGGAAGAACATACTTAACTCCAGCCAATGCGGTAATAATATTTTTAATTCCCATGAAGCCTATGACGCCTGCAGCGTGTTCAAGCCTTGCAAGGCCTGATAAAAAGTCAAACATGTTTTTAATTTTTCTTAATTCTTTTTCTCCAAATATAGTTAAAGACATACTTACAAAAGTGTCTTTTGCACCTATGTGCTGATATGTTGGTTCGTCTTCCATTTGAATTTGCATCTTAGCAAGGTTATTTCCCAAGCTCACTGTAACGGCATTGACTATTACTGACTTTGGATCCAAGTCGAGCTTCATCATCGGCACGTCCCATTCTCTAAATGAGAATGCCCCTTGACGTGCCTGAGCGGCTTCTAACAAGCCGATTATATCTTCGTTAGCAAAAAATCTTTCGTATAACCCGACATTAAATGCCATTACAAGTTCTTCTTCAACTTTTTCTTTTATTGCTAACCATTCTTGGTTTGAATATTTATTATCTTTAGTAAATGTAATTTGTTTTCTTGTTGCTTTTTTGTCTGTTTCTTGTTCTATAAAATATGAAAGAATTGAACTTGAACTGCCAGTATCTTTATATTCTGAATAAGCAGCGTTGTGTATCTTGTCTTTGCCTTCCTTAAGATCTATCTGACCTTGTGTTAGATTTGGGTATGCTGGATTGCCACCAGAACTTGTGTCTCCTGGAATTGCAGGAATCTCTAATTCGCTACTGGACTTTCTATCTTTAATATATTCTGTAACATCAGGATCTGTTATATTATTTGTAGATAAATAATCAACAGCTAAATTGTCATATACTTTATCTTTTATGTCGTTAGAACTTGCGCCGAGCTTGAATGACCGTAAGCATTATTGCAGCTTTGTTTTTTGCGGAAGGTCCTATGATATTGTTTTTAGATGTGTATATAACACTTTCTAAATCTCTATGGTAAGATTCTGATTCGTTAACGTCTAACCCAAATCTTCCTAATAGACTTTCCCAAAAACCTCTGCCAACATCTGTTCTTGCTACTTCTTCTGAGGTTCTAAAAGAAGAAATATCTGGAGTAAATATTTTTGACTGAACGCTTGATGGAATGTATAGCTGAATATTTTTTCCATCTTCCCATTCTTTTAATACATTTGTTTTTAATACAGATGTTTTATCATCGTAGACGTTTGTATCAGCGGAGGTAGAGCTTTGGCCAAATCCACTATTTCCATTTGAGTCAGTTCTATCTGGATACTGGTCGTCTTCTCCGTTCTGAATTAAAACTATTTGTTGAAGAACTGTCAAAACCAAAAGTTTTACTGGAAGATTCTTCTTCTTTGTCTGATTCAGATATAAAATCTTCACTTATATAATTGTACATTGATCCAGCTGCACGACCCATAAAGTGTCTATACTTGCCCCAGTGAATTGATTGATTAAAATCTTTTATCATTGGCAAAAATGGTTTATGATTAAAGTTTAATAATTCTAAATCCACAACAAGCGCAAATGGATAATCTGGTATTGTAGATATACTCATTGAGTTGAGCACTACTCCAGTTATTTTATGAACGCTATTTAAATAATGATTTTTAACAGGAAGTATTGGAGAGTACTTAAACGCTGCCACCAAACCTCTTAATGATGATAGAAACTTATCTACTTTTTGTGTATCTGCTTCGTCATTAAAGTCAATTTTAAAATCTGAATTAACACTTAATTTTGATCCATCGTCTACATCAATGCCCCATATATTTTCATAGTTTGGAAAATAAAGTCTTATATTTATTGATGTTTCTCTGTAACCAGAATTAAACTTAGGAGAAGACTTTTGTCTTATTGCTCCACCCGTCATACTTCCAGTCTTAAATGCAGTATTAACAGATATGGAAACTGGTGGCACATAAAAATTAGCTGCACCTATTCTTAAGTGAAAAATATCTGGAGTAGCAGGAGTAATATTAGATGGTATTGCCATTCTTTCAATTGCTTTTTGTAGCTTTTGTACTGTTAAGAAATCTTTTGTATCCCATACTGGTTCAAAAACTGCTTCTCCAGTATTTTTATCTGTTCCAAATGATTTAAACATTTGTTCCATGATATATTTAGTATCATTTAATGGATCATCATCCATGTGACCATAGTCAGCCGTTGCAGCCAGTGCAGACAAAAATAAATTAGCTAAGTTAGGGAAATATTGATATATAATTGATAAAGTAATAGGATCTTTTGCAAAAAAGTTTCTTACTTTAATCAATTCATTTTGCCATCTAATATCTCTCTCTGCATTATTGATTGCATTGTTTGGGTCTTTATTTTCTGCAGATCCAGTTAGTGTTTCAAGACTAGAAAATCTTTTTCTAGAAAATTCTCTTAATCCACCTATTTCCTCAACTAAATCTAAGATACCAGAGTTTAATACTTTATCAAATAGTTCCTTTCTATATTTTTGATCTAACTGATGAGCTGAGTTGCTTACAGAAAAAAGATCACTTATAGAATCACCGAGTTAGCCCAAGACTTACAGAGTTGCCGAGCTAACCCTAACTTGCTATTTCCTTTTTCATCTAATTCATCTAATTTTGTTGGAAGGTCATTAATTAAAAATTTGACTCTATCCCTTGCTGTTTTTGAAAGAAAACTATATTTTTTATCAGCGTCGGGATATCCGCGCCCATGCAACGAACGGATTAAGGTTTGATGAACTATAAGTATTTTGAGTATCTGACATATATTACCTAAACATTTTTTCTACAGTTAGTTTTGCGCCTAGTTTATTGGCTGAACTATTCTGAGCTACAGAAGATCCGTACCTTGTTATTTTACCACTTTTTTTAAAGCCTGCAAAGTTATTTGACCCATAATTTAATGATTTAAAATTATTTTTTTCCTTATACCTTGCAGTCTGAAAATTCTTATTATCATAGCCTGCACCTTTTGGTAGAATTAAGGTTCCTGCTGATTTATCTAATCCCTCAAAAGACCCTCTGACTGGATCGGAAGGTCCAGAACTTCTAGAAATTTTAGATGCTGGCTCTATGGTTGGGCTTGTGGCACTAGAAGATTTTTGCGAAGAAGATATTCTTCCTGATAATTTACTTACTGATTTAGCTTTTGGTGTTGGGTCAACTCTTTTGTTGGCAGCTTTTTTTAAGTTTGCATTTTGAGTGCCTGCGCCAAAAATCATAATATTACCTAAAAGCTAGATGCTACATTCGAATATGGGTCTCTACCTAATCTTGGGAGCCCATTATACATAGTAGTGTTAATTGGGCCTGTAGCAACACCTCCAGCTAGTTGTCGCATCTTTTCAGCGTCTGCTTGAGAGCCACTTAAATGTATTTTATAACTCATAGCTGCAGTGGTTGGATTTAAGTATTTTAAATCAGATATAGATGGAAGTGCTTTAGGAAAATCTGATTCGTAGGCGCTACCACCTGGGAGCATTGGAGGACCTTCAATTTGCTCCTGAGTTCTTTCTTTAGATGCTGAATAAATAAAACCGAAAGCTGCCAAACCGACTAGTGCGTAAGCTGAGTTTCTAATAATAGAATCCTGAAATAAATCTCCCATTCCTCCTGATTTAAACATTCTTCCCATTCTAGTATAAAGTTTATCAGGAGCCGAGCCAGAACCTCCTGCTATTGAATCATCTATGTCATCAATAAATCCAAGTGCATCAGGAGATATATCTGCTGGGTCCAGGAACTCTACTGCAGCAGCAGATCCTGGAGGTGGGGCTACCGATGCGGAGACTGATGGCCCCGATACACCATAAGCCTGATTTAATCTTGCTTGTGTTTGCTGAGCTCTTATGAGAGTGTAGTTTTGTTTTGCTTCTTCTGAAAAATCATCTACAATTCCGCCCCTTGATATCATTTGTAAAAGTTCATAATTTGCTTCAGAAACACCTAATTCCATTCTGGCCCCTGTGCGAATCTGTTCTCGCATTTCACCTACGCCCATAGTATTGCCGGGACCAATGATGGTCCTAAGAGTATCTTTTGCGTCTTTTCTTGCTTGAGACAAAAGCGCTTTAGCTTCTTGTCTTTGAAGATTTTGAATATCAATTGGATTCATTCTGCCAGAAAATTCACTAACTGCTGCATCAAGTTGATCATAATTTCCAGTTGCTAAAGCTACTTTTGATGCCCTTCTATCATAAGCGTCTCTCCATAGTTCTGTCATTTCAAATCCGAAGACTATCTGGTGCACCTTCTTTAAATATAGCCTCACGCATTACTTGTGCTGATCTAGCTCCAAACTTTCTTCTTACAGACGCTTCCATCGTGTCAAATACGTCTAATATATTTGTTGCAGACTTTGCATTTGAAAGTGCAGACATCATTTCATATATTCTTGTAGAAAGATCTGTTTTATGCATTACCTTAAGAAGTTCTTCTGCATCTGGAGTATATGATTTTTCTAGATCCAGTTTTTTAATTGTTTCGAATGTTCCCCTTAAACTTTCTGCTATCTCATCAGTATATTTAAGATATTCAGCTCTAGCCGTTGGAGCAAAAGTCATTTCATTGTTTACTGCAGTTCTGTATATTTGCGACATTGTTCCTTCAAGGACATCTTTTTTCTTTTTTGATATCTCAAAATATCTAGATGTTACTGCATATCTATTGTAGGCATCGGTTCCTTTTCTTAAGGTTAATCTTGATAGCATTTGTTCTTCATCTGCATTTTCAAGATCTTGTATTTCTTGAAGTAAACGTGCTTCTCCTGCACTACCGGAAGCAGCTGTTCTTAAAGCTTCTCTGTATCCTATTAAAGTATTTTCTTTAATTTTTATTAGCTCTTCACTACTTTTAATTCTTGCCCCAGGATGGGCTGGATCTAAAAGGGCTCGATCATAAGCTGCCAACTCGTCGTCTGCATCACCTCTTAATATTTGAATTCCTCTCATGAATCCAGTTCCCTCACTGATGCTCTTAACTGCTCCTTCGCCTGCAGTACCAAGGTTAATTAACATCTTTGAAGGATCAGATGGATCGATTTTTGCATACTTGTTAATTAACTCTGCAATTATTTTTGCTTGACTGTCTTGATCTGCTACGTCATTAAATGATTGAAACATCTGAATTCCTTGAAGAATTTCAGTCATCTCTGTTTGTTGTATTATCCTTCCTCCTGCTATTTTTTGCACTGCTGCAGTAGGGTCATCAGAGCTTGCGATAAGCTCTTTTACCATGTCGACCGCATTAGAGGGAGGTATTAGTCCAACTGAATATTTTAATCTATAGAAATCTTCTAGCCCAACATTTGCCAAAAAATTACCTGAGTCGTCTAATAAATCAATCATCTTACCAGAGCCTCTAAAGCTTTGTAAAACATCTTCAACTTGTGTTTGCATGCTAACAGCAAAGCCCTGCCTGTTAATGTATAGACCTAATGAGTTTGACGGATCAGGAACTGAACTAATGGATATCTCTTGCAGAACTTGATCTAAAGCTGCTTTTTGATTTATTTCAGCCATATCTTTATCTACACCAGAAAGTCCACTAATATAATTAGTTATATCTTGTCTTGTACTTAAATTAACTCCTTGTAGTTGAGAGAATTTTTGTGCTGCTTTTTTATCTATATCTAATCCAGCTCCCTCAAAAAGAATATTAAAAACACTGCCCCTAGTGTAATACGGCTCTGCGTCTGTTGCTCTACCTAGGGATATTTGCATATCTGCAAGACTAACTTTTGTATTTTTTGCGTAATCAATCACTTGCTTGTTTAAGGCAAGCTCTGACGCAGATTTGCTTGAAGCCATTTCTGCTAAATCATATTCTTGCATATTCATGAAGGCTTCAAACTTCATGTCTTTTGCTTTTTGAGAACTTCTAACTCTAATTAGTAAGTCTTCAACATCTGCGCTATCTACATCTGATCCTCTAACTTGAATTTTGCCTTTTAGCTTTTTGTCACCTTTTGCATCGACCATAGACTGTCGAACTTGATTAAGAATTTCTCTATCATCTGCGCTTAAATTCATTGTATTCAATGGATCATTTGCTGCATCAAACAGCTCTAAATAATCATCTGTTCTTGACTTAAGTATGTTTGCAATGTTTTCTTTTTTAGATAAATCAGTTCTACTAAAAATTCTTTCTTGAAAACCAGTTGGCTGTCTCATTGTCATGAATGCGAGTCTATTTTTTCCGTTCGCATCTTTAAACATAAGTGGAAGATTTAAAGCTTTGTCGTCTAAGTCGAAAGTACCTAAGGCGTGGTGATACAAATGGGCATTAACGCCATCTATCAACATTCTTCCATCTTCCATATCAAAATTCATAAAATTAACAGCTTGCGTTCCATTAATGCCAAACGCTGTTTTAAGATTTCGATCGAACCCACTTACATCTATATTAATAGCAGAATCAATTCCTGGACCTCTTCCTGTAATAGCTCCAGAAGCAGTTGTTCTTATTTGAGATCTTGTCATATCTGGGAATGTCATGTAGTATGCATCGTCCTTTATCGCAAATGCTTGAGTAGCCATCTGTGTTGTAATTCTGTCTACTAGTGCAGGAATTGATCTTGGATCTGCACCTGTTAGTAGCGCTCTTTGTATTTCTATAGCTTGCTGTTTTGCTCTTGTCATTCTTGCTCGCAAAAGTCCGAGAATACTGATCTATTGGAGCTTCTGCTTCTCTTCTAATTGAGTCAATTATTGATTTATCAACAACTCCAGTTTTCATAAACTCTTCTGCTTTTTGTATTTGCCTGTCAACAACGCTAGACATTCCTTTATAGAAATCTTCACTGTTTAGGTAGTCTGGATGGTACATTAGCATCAGTGGGTCTACTCTGACAGGCTTCGGAGCAGACATTGACATGTCCATTAAAATACCTTCTATTTTACCTTGAGATATTTCATTTTTTAAAGATGATCCATAAACTATCATCATTTTATCTTGCAGCTTCTTTGGCATTCCTTCAAAACTTCTAGCTATGTCTTCAAACTTAAGCGATGAACCTTGAAATCCACCTCTCATAGTTTGAGATTTAGCATGACTTATTTTGTATTGTATTGCTTCAATTTCTTTTTCTATATCATCTATCATGGATTGTTCTTCTAGACCTATAGGTATTCCTATACTAGTTCTTAAATTATCTAGCTTTTTTGTTAGCATTCCGATTCTGGATTCCCAATATTCTGTAGAAGTTATAGCTTCACCATCTCTGGCTCTTTCTACTCCATTAAAAATTGCCATAGCTTTTTGCGCGTAAGAATAATCTTTGTCTACTATTGGTTTTAATGTTTTGTCAGTTGTGTCAATTATTTCTTGCAATTTTTTTTTCAAAGCGTTAGCGTCGCCGCCAACTGCAGCGTAATCACCACCAAGCCTTTGAATAAAATCATTTAAATCAGTATCAGACATAATTTGACTATAATGACTAACCATTTCTTTTAGTTTAGTTTTTACTTGTTGAGGAATAGGTTTGGATTCGTCCATTGATCCTGATATTTTCATTTTAGCAAATTGATTCATTTCTTTATTACGTATTTCCATGCCCATTGATAAAAGATATTTTTCTTCTGTTGTTAAATCCTTCATTGAAAAAAGGCCTTTAAAAAAAGATCCAATATCATCATAATTGTATATAGAATCTTCTAGCTTAGTTGATAGCCCTCTAGCTTCTGCTAAACTTCTTGCAGCATCTAAAGAAATTCCTTTTGCCTTTGCAAGTCTTGCAGCGTGAAATTCTAAGATAGATTCTTCCAGATCTTCTCCAGCTATAGCAAAACCTCTGGCAGAATATAAAGCTTTGTAACGCTTAGGGAGTTTTGCTACCGCTTTACCAACAGCGCTAGCATCGCCCTTCATTATTTTGCTAACGAATTCTGGAGTTAAAGAACCAAGACCTAGTGCATATTGAAGTTGTTTCATTTGCGTTGCATCTAAAACTTTTCCTGCTGCATCCCTATAGCGCATAACCATAATGCCGTCGTCGGTTATGTTAAGCATTCCGTGTTCTCTACCAAATGGACTATCCATAAACTGTGCTAGTTCTTCTTTTCCGCCTCCAAAATCAAACTTAAGATATTCAACTGTCATTTCTTGGTCCATATATTGCTCTAAGCCCATCCTTCTAAAAATTTCTTGAGTTCTTAGATCCATGGTTGAGCTTTGTAAAGATGTATTTAAAGCCTTAGCTTCTTCGCCTATGTGTTTAGCGCCGCGTCTTTCTCCTTCTCCTAAACCTAATTTATTAAAAGTTCTATAATCAGTTATTTGTAGGCCAGTGATATAGTCGACTGCTTTTTCTGCTGTGCCAAATCTATCGCCAGTAGCCGTAAAAACAAAATCAAAACCATCACCTGCTGCATTTTGTTCTATCTTAAAAAAATTTCTTAAAGTAGTATTTCTTTTTAGGGCAGACTCTGCTATTGCTATTTGTCTTCCTAATGATGTACTAATTGGTCTTGGCATTTGTATTTCCTATGCAAATATGTTCTGAGATAGTCCAGCAAAAATGTCAATTCCAGAATTCCCAAATGGATTAGAAACTGGAGTAACACTTCCTGATATTCCATTTCTTGACATTAACGCTCTTAATTGTGCTGCGGTATCATCTTGGTTGCTTTCAGATCCAAATGTTGGATAGCTTGGATTCGTTAAATTTGCTTCACGAACCTGTTGTGGATAGTAACCCATTTGGGACATCTCTATACCCATTGATTGTCCCATTTTAATCTTTACATGTTCCATATTTGTATTGGGGTGCCAGCCCTCCCAGCTTAATCCTGGAAGTTCATGCCTTGAAAAATACTCATTAAGATCTGGTCTTTCTTCTACCTTCATGCCCCAAGCTGATTGATAAATTCTTCTTTCTAATCTTCCAGAAGTTGAAAGAATTCTTTTTCTTTCTCCTTGATCGGTTTCTTGAATCATAGCTTTAAAATGTTCACGTTTTCTTTTTGGAACTGCAAGAGATAAAGTGTCTATAGAACCAGTTTGAAGATCTGCTCCATACATTGTTCTCTTTGCGGCTTGAGAAAACTGATTTGCAGATGCCATGTCTCCCATTTCTTTTGCCTCTGCTGCAAGAGATGTGTTTTTTACATAGCTAAGAATATCTGTGTATTCTTCTAATGCCATTTGTTTTTTGCGTTCTTTTGGCAAAAATCTTTCGCCAGTTGTTATTTCTTTAGCATTTCCATACAAAGAATATGAACCTGCAGCAGCAAAGCCTGCAAGCGAACCAAAAGATTTAGCTCCTGCTGTTGCTCCAAAGAATGATCCCGCGATTCCTCCTCCAATTGCTGCTGCGATTGGATTTCTTTGTGTTGATTTATACAACATCGGCATGATGAAGCTTTCGATTGGATTCTGCCATTGAGGGAATGTTGCTCCATAAACATGCCTTCTTTCCCAATCTTCTTGAGCTGTTCTATTATTTAAAAATTTTGTATTAAAATAGGTGTCTCTATGCGCTATGTACTCTCCAATTCTTCCTGCTGCATATCCTTTTGCGTCTATGCCCAGTTCTTCTGGAGAAGAGCCTTTATATTTATAGTCAGAAAAATTATATTTAGAGGTTGTATCTTCTACTTGCGCTCTAATTTTTTCTAATCTAACCCTTTCTTCTCCTGTTGTAAGTTGAGAATTGATTGTTCTATCAAGCTCCCTAAATTGCTTTGAATATGGCGCAACGTCTGCAAGAATGTCCAACTGAGTCAACGGACCATAGTCTGATGACATATTATTTATTCTTTCATAACCAACACCTGGTAGTCTAAACTCTCCTTCGGCAACTTTAGTAAAAGGATCGCCTTGTTGGAAGTTTATAAAATAATCAGCTCCTGGCAAGAAGGGATATTTATCTGCCATTGTGTTTCTAATTGGGTTAAGATAATTTACATTAGTTCTATCTTTTGGAACGAATCTTCTGATAATTTCAGAGAACTCAATATTTCCTAAGGCACCTTCTGCGGTGAGTGGCACGTCACCTAAACCACCAAGATTTAAGTCCCAAAAAGCTCTGCTGCTTCCGTAAGCTTTAGAAGCGGATTGGAGAACTGATCTTTGTGGTTCAAAGTCGCTTTGACCAAAACCAAATCCCTCACGCATTGATGCAAAGCCGAAACCGTAAATACCAAATGTTTCTTGCATTCTGTAGCCTATCTCACCAGCTTGAAAATTCATATTAGCGTGAGAAATTGGTCTACCTGCACCTATTACAGAAGGAGGAACATTGCCTGGCACCGGTGGAGGGCCATATTGATTCGCTGAAACATATTGAGAGTTATAAGCAGATATTGTTCGCATTGACTGCTCTCTAGCAAGGCCCATTACCCCTGCATTGCCAGCCATTCTTGCGTTATAGTTTGATATTGCACTATTTCCACCTGAGCCCACCATTTGGCCAGGCGCTCCAGCTCCAAAACCTCCAGTATATGAACCTGTACCAGGAATTCTTTGGCCATAATCCATGGTTACTCTTCCCGACATCATTAATCCTTGTGGATTATATGCTCCCGACTGACCTGCTGGAACATACTGGGCCATATTTTGAGTTACTTCGTCAGCATGCATTTGCAGTTGTGGCTTTAATAGCTTTCCTACTGATGCATTTAACACTGAAGTTACAGGGCCAAAAGGTCCACTAAAGTATTCTCCCGTTACAGGGTACGGCCTATCGTAGTAGTGTTTTCTCTCAAATCTATAAGGATCAAATGGCCTTAGTGGGGAAAAGTCATAGCCAAACGCTAGTTTTTCTGCTGGAGTTTCCCAAAAATCAGAGCTATATGTTGATGCGGTTTTTAATCTCTTGTACCAAGATGGTCTATAGTACATTGTTTTTCCACCCTCAAAAGGAGTGTTGCCAAGAGGCCAATATCTACCTTGCTTAATTGCAACTTCACCTTGGGTTAATTGTTCTTTCTTTTCCTGGTATCCCATTCCACCAGGAGTAATTCCTGCAGCTAGAGATTGAGCCTGCATTACTCCAGATGCTGCTTGTCCCAAAAAGAATGGAGAGTAAACTCTTTCTCCTCTAATATCTTTTTCGTTGACCATTCCACCGATTGTTCTATCGGCTGCAAGCACTGTTGCGCCTCCAGCAACAACTGGCAGAGCCCTCTTCATTACCATGCCTCTTGCGTATAGATCTAGTGGACCCTTATAGTTGGAAACATTAATTCCTGCGCCTACTGTGCCAAAATATCTATTTAATCTTTCAAAACCATGAGACATTGGGATTGATGCAAAACTTACAGAAGCTGGATCATTATAACTATTTACTCCTGCTATATTTAAACCAACCTTTTTTCCTCCAGCTATTGATGCTGCTGTTGAAGCTGTCGGTACAAAAGTTAAAGATTGATTACCAAGAGGATTGCTTGCATACTCATCAACACTGTATGGAGCTACGCCAAAACGTCTTCTAAAAGCTGGTTTAAATGGTGCAGTAAATGATCTTACACCACTTGAATTTATTATAGAGTTAGTTCCACGAATGTAAGGTTCAGCTAATGATGTAAATGCTTTTTTTGTTGAAGGATCTCTAGCTACTTTTATAAACTCGTCTAAAGCACTTGCCGCACTAACTCCTGTTGGCATTTTTGGCTGAAATGTTTTTAGTGCATTAAAGTTTAAAAGAGTGGAAAGACCAGCCGCTTTTGCTTCTGCTGCTTGGGCTGTAGAAAGTCTTCCATCTTTCAACATCTTTGTAACAATACTATCAATGTCTATGATGAGTTGAGATGGATTATTTACTCCTCTAGCTACAGCATCGCGCTGAATCATTAGTCTGAATATTTCATTTCTTAATTCATCTAATCTAGTTGATAAAGCTGGAGATTTTTCTGCCATTTGAGAAACTGCAGACAAGTTTGTGTCGTCGAGCATTCCTCTAACTCTTGATGTTTGTCTAGTTAAACCAGTGGTATCAACCCCCCTAGCTCTTAAGCCTGGTATAGATCTGAATATATCGTCTAAAAGTGCTTCTCCAGTTGCTATTCCCTCGACTGGATTCGTTATATCAGTGGGACTCATTTGTTTATTAAGTGAAGGAACCGCTACCTGCATTCTTGCACCATATAATGATTCCAACTCTTTCATGAATGGTAGAGGAGCTCCATAATTAAACGGTTGCTCTTGGAATCTATCGTAAGCTCTTAAAACCTGTTTATGATCATAGATAACATTATCAAGATCATCTACAACCTCAGCTCCTTTTGTTCCAGCTTGAAGCCTAAGAGTCCTTCCGCCTTTGTATCTAACTTCATTTTGCAATGCTAAGTCTATAAGAACTCTTGGATTATTTATATCATAATCCCTTTTACGGAATCTAGAAGCTAATTTAAATAAAGAGTTTGGCTGCTCTTCGTCAACATCAAACCTTTTTTTCATTCTTTCCAAGAAAGAAAGATCCCTATTTCCTGCTGCTGCGTCCATCTCTCCTGTAGAAATGGATTTTTTATTAGCCATATAACTTAATGCTCGAGTAAAGATATTACTTTCTTGAGGATTAACTATATTATAAAGACCTTTTAGTTGCGTTACCTTTGGAGACATCGTAGAGGCTTCTTGCCCCATTATTGAAAGATTTCCTTTTGACCCAAAAATGCCTGAGCTTTTCTTTGTCCAAATAAACATCTCAGCTGCGTGCGACTCAAGTCTTCCAAATGGTTGCATTGACATGCCACCTTGAATCTGAATTGGAGCAAATTTGTTAACCCCACTTGGACCACCAACTCCTAGCATTTGCATAGGATTAAATCTAACAATTGGTATTCTGAACTGTTCCGTCATAAAATCTTTTAAGCTAGTTGTTAAAGATTTTATTTTTGTTAGGTCAACAATTTCTCCTCTTTTATTTTGATACACTCCATCAATTTTTGAAAAGCCTATTGATTTTGAAACGGGATCATTTATCTTTAGTTTTCCAGCTATGTCTCTTACGACATCTCTTTGTTCTGGTTTTAAATAATTAAAAAGTCCACTATCAAAAGCTTCGTCAACCAAAAGTTGTTTCATGCCAAAAAGGTTATATCCACCAGAACTTGCTCTTGATGACATTGCTTTATTCTTAATTAAAAATGCTCTTAGTTCACCAAAGCTACTTGAGTCTATTCCTCTATTTTTTATTTGTTTATCAATTATTGAGGAACTTAAGTATCTACCATTTGAATCTAATAAATCTATGCCAAGTATTTGTGCAGTTCTTCTTTTTAGAAATTCTTCTTTTGCACCTGTAAGTGGACCAACAAAATCTTGATAAACAGCTTTTTGTGGCTTGAGCATTGTTTGCCCATACGGAACTACTGAGTCGTTATAAAAAGTATTCCAGTAACTTTTTGTTTTTGCATTTAGTCTTTTTTGAAATTCTTTTTTAGTAAAAAGTGCATCTGTTGCGCTAATCGATCTTTTTAGTGCATCGTTTGTAAATTGATCTTCAACTTCAGGATTAGCTTTTCTAAATATTTTTGTAACGGTGTCATAAAAATCGTCATCTGTTTGAGATAAAATTCTATTTTTACCTATTTGTATTCTAACACTAGCATGCTCCATACCCCTGCTAGTTCTGGGTGTTTTAACTACATTAAGAGATCTTACAAACTTATCTGCTGCTTCATCTGAAGCACCATTTCTTCTTAAGTTTGCTGCAAGTTGTTCTTTATATACATTTGTTTTTAATACTTGTGCAAATGTTGCATCATCAACGGCACCACCACCGGGACCACCTTTGCCCATGAGTTGATTAACTGTTTCAGCGTAAGACGAAAACTTACTTCTATGTTGCCCCTGAACAGCTCTAATTGCATCTTCTAGTCTATTAGTTGCGTCTAAAGATGGTCCTCTGATTAAGGAGACTGCATCAGCAAAAGATTTAGATCCAGAAATAACATCATGGCCTACTTTTGCATCTCTAAACTTGCTATTAAAAGATCTTAATCCAACAGAAAATCCCCTAAATGCTGGTATCGTATCTATTGCGCCATAATAACTTTGTGCAGTATCATCAAAACCTACAAAAAAAGCTTTAGCGTATTGACCTGCTTGATTTAACTTTGATTTACCGTCTCTTTCAGCTGCAAGTGCTGCGGCCTTTGGGCCACCTCTTGCTCTATACATTGCTTGAACGGGACCAACTTGATTTTGTTTACCTTGCTCTACCGCATAATTAAAAGCTGCACCAGCACTAGACATGTACTTGGTTGTTTCTCCAGCTATTTTTGAAAAATCTTGACCGACTTCTTCAAGAATTGTCCTAAGATCGGCGACCTTATTGGCTCTTGCCATTTGTTTTGCTGTTAAAGATAAGTTTGGATTACTTGCGTATGGTATATCGTAATAAAATTTTGCTCTACCTAAAGCTGCGCCACCTACTGCACCCATTCCTGTAATGGAGGCAATATTGTATACAGATTGTTTTGCAAAGTCTGCTAAAACATCCGCTGGATTGTACCATTTAACTTTCTTTTTATCCTGATTATGCCCAAAAAGTGGATCGGTTACAGCCCTTTGAGCCACATAAAGAGCAGGAAGCTCATAAGGAAGTCTTCTACCGAGTTGAACTAACTTTTGCTGTAAGTCATCTCTTGCCGTCCAAACAGCAGCAGATTCTCTTGTAATTCCTCCGCCAGCTGTTTGAATCTCGCTTCTAGTTAAATAGTTTCCACCCTCTAGCAAATGATCTCTATGAACAACCTGTGTTGCTCGACCAGTATTTAGAGAGCCGTCTGGCCCTTCATAAACTAGCCTACTATAAGGATCAACGCTATCATCAACGTATCGAGTAACTCCGCTCTAGTTCATCTGCTGTACGTCTTAGTTTATTCCATGAATCAACAAATCTAGAAGAAAATTGCCCACCTGAATCTGCTGCATCTTGAATTCTTTTTCCAAGCTTAAGACCCTGTCCTTTGACTACCCTACCTAAGACGGCGGAGACAACAACAGCTGAAGTAGTTGATGCGAAGAAACGCATCATAGGATGGTCGTTTAATGCTCTAGCTATAGCTCCAGAATTAGGACTTGGGCCCTCTGATTCTCCCTCATTTATTTGAGCGTCTCTAGAAGTAACCCCATGACCTAAACTGCTTATTGGTCCACGGTCTCTGATCAACTTTTATTCCTAGCACTATCCCCAAAGCTTGCGAGCAATTGGGTCCTCAAATTTAGCTTCACCATCTTTTCTAGATGCATTGAATCTGTTTGCATAATCTTTTTGCTTTTGCATTTCTTCTTCTGGATCAATCAATTGAAGAGAGACATTGGTAGATTCCATGCCTGCGGCATTCTGTTGAATTTCAATAATTTTTTCAGACAAAGCAACGTGTTCAGCTAATTTAGAAAAAGTCATATTGTCAAGATCGGAAGGATGATAATTTGGCATTGTTGCCAAAACAAAAGCCTTCATTAATGACCTGACCTCATTGGCTTCTTCTCTTTTTTGCTCTACTATTTGTTTTGCTCTTCTTGCAGAAGAAAATCCTGACTCCTCCAAAACTTCTTCTGCTAAAGAGGAAATAAGGCCAGCTGGATAGTTGTCTATGTTAAAATCTTTTGGATATATTACCGAGTATTTTATTATAAGATCTTCTATGTCAGCAGTGCTGCTATCTCCATTTTTTTGGAATTCAGATATATGATCAAACTCAGAAAAGGTTAACTCTCTAAAAAGAATAGTTTGCTTTTTAATAGAGGTCTCAAATATTGACCCATATTTATTTTTTATCTTAAATATAAAAGATGGGTCTAACATTTATTATAACTGTCTTACTTCTAGCGCAACGAAACCTGATGCTTCAAGAACTTCTTGAGAAATTAAAGATGGAAGTCCAGCCATCTCTCTGGTCATTGCAGCGATATCGTATGATGGGAACAGAATGCAAAGTTCTGCTATAGCTTCTTCATTCCAAAGATTAGCTTCTGCCGTAGACAATTGTCCAGACTGGACAAGTTGTTCCATTTTTCTAACTAAATTTTTGTATTCTATTCTAGAAAGAGGTCTCCAAGCAATATGCTTATCAAAAGATATTGAAGTTACATAAACATCACCATGTTCTTTTTTCCAAATCTTAATTTGACCTGCAGTTGGTCCATCTGGCCAAATCTCTTCTTCATCAGGAAGATCTTCTACCGAAGATATTGGTTCAAAATCATCTTCCTCTGTATTGAAGTCTTCATCTACCATTTTTGCAACAAGTGCCTCGTCAGAACCAGTTTCTTCCATTAGTTCTTCAGACGCACTAACTACTACTTTTCTTTTCTCAGTCATTTTTTTCTCCTAATTATTTAAAATAAACCTAAAACATTATATCACAAAATACTATTTATGGAACCTGCCCATAAGTGGTTACATACTGAACTCTTTGTTGAGTTGGGGGTGTTGAGTTCTGAGTTGCACTTGTGCCCTTAGCTTGAGCTGCATCATTGGTTGCTGCTGTTTCGCTTGAACTTGGAGATTTTCTAGACGCTCCAGAAGATATGTACATATCCCTTGCTATAAACTGATACGTTTCCATTAGTGGCTCGCCGCCAGTAGAGTAGCCAGAAGCCATTCCAAGAAGCTGTACGCTCTGCAAAACAATGTCCATTTTATCAGATGCTGTTTTTTGAACTAGTCTTTCATTATAATCTGTAGCCATCAGCCTATCAAGCATGTCGTAGTTGTCATCGCCATCATTGCCTTTATTTCTTGCTACTGTAGTTACAGAACCTTCTTGGGTCCCGTATTTAATAACAAAGTTAAAAGGAGGGTGTGCAGAGAATATATTTCTAGCATCGTCTGTACTATTGTCAGAAGAAAGTCTATCTAACTGACTGTTTGCCCAGTATTTTTTAATATTTTTTTCATCATCTAATGATTCTACTCTACTCATCAAAAAGGATTGTATTCTTGCATTTGATCCTTCTGCGGTATAAAATCCAGCTCTTTTTTCAGCAGCTTTTGACAATAGGTCGTTCATTCTACCAGGGTACCTGGCATAGACATTAAACTCCCCAGTAATAATTCTTGTTCCAACCATCATTACATCATAGTTGTATGACCAAAATCCATATAAAGGTTGCTTTTCTTGCTTAATTGCAAAAGCAAAGCTAGCTAAATCTAGTTCATCTGATTGATCAAAAAGACCATCTATATAGATCCTTACATCTTCTCCAGTAAAATAATAATCATAATATTGATTAAATTGTTCTGCAGAACTTGATTTTCCAGCCCATTGAAGATCTACATTTGGATTAAGTGGATCAAAGCTTCTTGCTTGTGTTGGGTCTCTCAATTCATACGGCACATACGAAGTAAAAGGCCTATATGATTTTTGTCCAACAATCGAATTATAATCTCTTGGCATTTTTTATCCTAAGCTCTTGGAACTCTATCTATGAAAGTAGTATACTCTGTTAGTTTGTCTGTAGAATCTGAATTCCAAAAATTCTTTTGCCTCTGCTCATATGCGTCATAAACATCGTCTGGAAGCATCATTGGATCTTTTTCCATACTTACAAGTGGCTGCATTCCTCTGGCCATAAATGTGTATGTTTGCTCAGTGATAAGGTCGTCTACAGACATTGTGCCACCTTCGTCAACTATAGTAACGCCATATATCTTCATTTTAGATGCCATTCCATATTCGTTAAAAAAAGATAAAACAATATCAAATGGTGGCAACATGTCTGCTAAAGGAGCAAAGAACAAGCCTGTTTCAGACATCATCTGTCTAAATTCTTTTATTCTGTAGAATGCATATTCATTAAAAACAGTAAAGATTAAAGATCCAGCTATAGTCCTTCCGCCTTTAACAAAGCCCCTTGGATTAACATGCCCCAATGTTCTTATTGGTGAGTTTTCTCTGTGAATTGAATAAGAGATTGTTTGAATTTCTGCCATTTCAAGAATGTCAGATTCACCTACCGTCTTAGTGTTTCTATCTATGTTTGGAACAACTATTGTCGCAGATATATCGGTACCTGCATATGACATATTTGAAAATGGGTCAGGCATGCCTTTGGCAACTCTGTTTGAAGTGACCCCACTTTCATATCGAAATATTTGATCTCTTTTTTCTTGAAGTGATGACATTTAATCTCCTAAAAAATAATATGGAGGACATGAAACTAAATCACGTCCTCCATATTATTTGGGTTCTAATTAGATACTATGGTCTAATAATTTGAGTATTTAAACCACTCTGTCCAGCTGCATCTGAGCTGATTATATCCTTAAGGTCTCCGGTGTTAAATCTACCGAGTTGATCAGTTGTTATTCTGTACATCGGGCCTATTTCACGGGCTACGTATGTCATTGTTTCTTCAATTACAATGTCATCCATAGAAGCTCCAGAACCTTCATTCAAGAGCTCTACTCCGTAAATTGATCTAACTGCGCCTTGTCCATACTCGTTAACAAATGTTACTGTGATATCAAATGGAGGAATTTGATCTGCATAATATGGAACTTGCGATACAATATCGCGTGATTGATCTGTAAATTCTGCAATACCTCTCTTGTGCTGAGGATCTCCAGGAAGAGTATTGTGTCTTCTTGTAAAGAACTTCATTGAGTTGTCTGTTGCATGGTGTGCTTCTATCATTTGGTAAAGAGCTGGGCGGTCAAAGACTGTGAAAATCAATGAGCCTGCAATACCTCTTTTACCTCTTGAGAAAGAGCGTGGGTTTGGTGATCCCATGGTGTAAATAGGTGCCTTCTCTCTTGTTACTGAGAAAGTAATTCCAGAAAGTGCTCCAATTTCAACGCCACCAAAGGTGGCAACAATGTCTGCTCCAGAAAATGTAGTATAAGTATTTAGATACTTATTAACTGGGCCGTCATAGTATTCTCCTGCCATTTTATACCCTCCAATTCGGTATTTTTATTTATGGTTTATAGGTTAATTGCTACTTGAACGTCAATGTTCTTGAGTTCAAATGCTGGTGTCAGAACGAGATCAACAATCGCTTTGTTTTCTGCTGGAATGTAACTTACTGTAAAGTCACTATCAAGCAAAGCTCCAATTTGTTGCATACCTCTTAAAGCTGATGTAATTGCAGTTTCCATTGAGTTACGAGTCTGAATGGTTGATGCTTCTCCAATAAACTTCTGACATACTTGTCTAACCAAAAGAGCTGCTTCATTAATGATTCTCATTGTTGAAACTCTTGTATAGTCAGATGTTGAAGATGCCAATGTGAGACCTTCAATGAAGGTTGGTATCTTATTAAAGTTAAGAGCAATAGTATTTACTCCTGCATTAGAGAGTCTTTCTTGCTGAGTTCTTGTTGGGTTATATCTCATTGCAGCAACGTTATAAGCTGTCTTGTTGACTGGCGAAGTAAACGAAGCCATTCTGCTGATTGCTGCTGCCATGGTTGTTGCGCCATTGGCATAGCCCCAATCTGTTTCATAGTTAACTGGCTTAAGCTCGGAAGAAATGACAACAACGTGTCTACCAACTTCTGCCATATTTGTTCCATCTCTATCAATAAGGGTGTAGAGAACGCTGCCTGAAGTGGCTGATGTATTAAGGTGTGTTGCAACCTCTGCTGGAGTCATTATTTCTGTAATATTTCCAGTACCAGGATTGTATGGCTTTACTCCCATGACTGCGAAACAAGAATGTGAATTCTCACAAATTTCTTTAACTTTTACAGCAATCTTGTAGGCCCAACTTGATGTTGTGGTTGTATTGTTTGCATAAAATCCATACTCTGCGTCATCACCAGGAGTTGCTGGGCTTTGCCAATCGTCTGGATGACCGCCACGACCCCAAGGAACGATAATGTCAGGTTGCGCAGCTTCTGCTGCTGCAAATGCTGCATCAAATACGTTAGTGCCAGAGTTGGAAGAACTTGTTATTGTTCCAGCTGAATGATCAAAAACTGAGTCAGCTGGCAATGGTACGATAAAGATTCTTTCAGCGCCTCCTGCTAATAGCTCAATAAATCCTCTGTGGACATGTGAGTCTTCGCCAAAAGCGTCGATTACGTCTTGCTCAGTTGTTGCCTGAACTACGTCAAGGTCTTTTACCTTGCTTGAATTGTCGCCCGCAACTGCCACACCTCTTTTAGCGATTAGGCAGATTCTTGGACCGACAGGTATGTCCTGTCTAGAGATGCTATAAAAGCGATCTTTAATTACTGTTTTTACACCTGGTAGAGCCATTAGTCTATAGACCTCCGATTGGGGCAGTTTGGTTTTAACTTCTTTTATATAGTAATAACAAACTTATAAAAACAAACTACATTAAGTATTTGGGGTAGAAGTTTGATATAGGTCTATTATATTTATTTCAGTGTTTTCGTAGTTTGGAGTTGCATAATCTGTTCTATGTCCCAAAATTGACTCTTCATAGGCCATATACCTTCTGACGTCAATTGCTATCTTTTCTACAACATCAACTGATGTGGCTATAAGTTTTTCCGTTGTCAACATATAGGTGACTGTTCTTTTAACTACGTCAGTATTGTCCCTATTGATGTCCGAGTCAGAAAGTCTTCTTGAATAGACCAATTCTGCTGCCCCTAATCTTTTAAAAACAGGAGTATGTTCAAGCATAAAGTCTTCAAATATTTCTATTAAAGTATCGGCAACTTGTGCTCCAGAATATCTTTTTTCAAGATCACTTTTTGAGGTTGCTTGATCTGCTTTTGTTATTAAACTAAAACTAACAACATTTTGAAATCTTTGTCCGAAAACCATAACATTTGGAACACTTTGCGTATTTCTAGTTCTTGGCTTTGGTTCTGCGCTGTGGGTTTTTCTAATTTCTAAACCATACACTATAACAGGATATTCTGCGTATGCACCGCTTGCTGTTGGCTGTATTTTAATATCTGGATATGCGTTTTCCCACAAAGCTTTAACTACTGCTATAAACTCTAAATATGATAGATTGCCAGACGCTTGAAGTGGTGCTCCAAACATTCTGTCATTATTGATTTCATTTACGCTTGGTACCGGAAATCTAAAAGCGTTCTGTGGCATTTTAAGCTCCTCTGCCTGTTGCTACATTAAAAGATATTGACCTTAATGTTCTAACGGATGTAATAGAAATAGTAAAATACAATTTTCCTTTTTCTAATCTGTCTGCATAGGCATCGAAGTTATAATCTCTAATAATATCATTAATTTTTAATTCTTGCAGGAAACCATCTACTGACCTTATCAAATGATCGTTAGCAAACTTTCCTATAGCGTTTTGCCCCATAGACTGGACTTCCGCTATAACCATGGCGACTAATCGAACATTAGATGAGTCTGAATAGTTTTCGGATATTGATTGAGTTAAGTCTCCGCTAATTCTTACATCATAAAGAGCGCCTCTTCTTGCCCTATTTCCAGAAAAGATTGTATTTACTTTTTTATTTTCTAATATAGCCATTTGATTTGAACTTAATTCATTTCCAAATATTGATAAACATGGTTCAATTCTTTTTTTTGCCATTCCATAATCAACCCTATTGGAAGAAAGAGATCCTGCGTAGGCTGCAGCCATAGAGCTAGTGTATGATCTTCGAATTTGTTTATGGTTAAATACTGCCTCTCCATATATTAATATAATATATTTACCACTGTCTTTTGTTACTTCCCCAGAAGATGTGACCGATGAAGCTATTTCAAAATCTGCGTTATTTATATTATTGATATCAGCATCTCTTGAGCTAGAACTTCTAGATCCAATAATTCCCATTTGCACTTCTCCAGTAGAAATCTGAACCTGATGACAATGGTCAGCTAACTGCTTTACAAAATTAACTCCATTAGTAGATATAAAAGATGTTTCTAATGGAACTATTATATCTATAAACTCATAATCAGATAATATTTCGTAACAAAGTGAAAGCTTTGCTCCATAATATTCATAAAAAGAATATGTATTTGGAGTAGCAGAATCGTCGGCAAATATTTTATCGTTTCTTTTTGAAATATCTGAGACATATTCGGACATACTTCCACATGACATTATATATATGTCTCTACCACCTGCGGCGTAACAATCAAATACTCCTCTAGTTAAAGGAGAATCAAAGTCTGCCCTAAGAACATTGACCGCATCTTGCATTGACGCTGGCCTATATATTTCAAATTCTTGAAGAGCATCTGTATGGCCTATTAACATAATGGAGTTTGTTGCTAGATTATTTATCTCAACATATTTAGATCTACTTGATATAGATATTGATTTATCATTATAGGAATATTCTTCGTTTAAATTATTTGGATTATTACACTGTATATAATATTCTTTAGTTGAGTTTGACAAATCTGCGACTGTAGATATTTGTATTGTATAATTACCTTTATACAAACCCTCTGGAAGCATATACCTTAGTTTGTACGACCCTTGGGAAACTCTTTCTATAGTTGCTGTAGAAGATATATTTTGAGTATATGTGGGAGTTGCTGCGCTTATATAACTTATATTATAAAGAAGTGGTCCATCTATGACTGCTCCAGGAGTTCCAACACCTCTTTTAAAATATACAATAATATCACCAGTTGGATCTATATATTCATATCCACTTTTATATGTGAATTGTATTTCTACATATTCTTTTGGTTTTGCAATTAACATACTAGCTCGGAACTTCTTTTGTAGCACCAACTATCCAATAGTTGATTTCCCCTCTTTTTCCCCTTACCCCATAGCTGTCATCTATAACATATATTATAGTATCGTCTAAAGAGTTATAAGATTCTTCATAAATTCTATCACCGGGTTTTGGATTTACTTCTTTTTTAAAATAATAAACTAGCTCGGAATTAGTTATCACTCCCTCTGGAACTTCATCTTTTGCATTTGACAGGGCAAAGCTTCTTGCGTAAACTGATCTAGTAGTATGCCTTTCTAGCGTATCGTTATAAACAAAGTCGTCAGAAAGTCTTCTTTGTATAAAGATATCGTGTCCCCACTGCCTTAGTATTTTTTCAAATATCTTCTTAGCATCAATCATACTGTCTTAGACCTCTGCCTGGCATAGGGTCTTCTGGATCAGTTGGAGTTCTTCTTCCTGGACCATATAGTTCTTTGTCAGACAAGTATATTAATTTGCCTGTTTGTGGATCTAATGTTTTGCCAGAAGTAAAAGTTTTTTTGTTTGGAAGATTTTTTGGCTGAACGCCTCTTATAAAAACTTTTTTCGCTAGAATCTCTCTTCTTAACGAGGCTGCTATCTGGCACCATGTCGTTGCATTTGATCTGGTTGCTACATCTCTAGGGGCTGATCTATTGGTAATTTCTAGGTCTGCAAGCTTAAGGCTCATTTCGTCGTCTCCACCAAATCCGTACGTTCTACTAAGCTCACAGCAAACTGATGCTTTAATGTATTCTAAAACGGTAAACGGAAGATCTGGGCTTGTATTTGAATCTTGAATAGAATATATTTCTTTTACTTCATTTGAATAATTATAAACAAGTTCTCCTATTTCTAAAAGTCCTGCTTCTGGAAATATAGAAAGTATTTCCTCTGGGTCTAGATAAAGTGGCTCGATATCTGGAGCAAAAGATATTGTTTCATCAGACCTAAGAGTTATTGAAGGCTTGTATTCTTCTGTTGTCGAACTAACGTAGAGTTGTTGACTAACAGTTATTGAAGTATTATTTACTAAAGTTCCAGTAAATCTAATTGTATATTCTCCTGCATTAGTGGTAGAAAAATTATAATAATACTCTGAACTTGTAATTTGTGTTGCCGAAGCTGAAGCTATTTGAGTCCCACTAGAGTTTAAAACAACAACATTAACAGCTGTTGGGCTCACCTCTGTTTGCTCAAGCGTAACAGGATCTGTGTCAACAAATTTTACTTTAATTCTAACAGTATCGTTAACTAAAACTCTGCTTACTGTCATTTTAACTCCAATTTTAATAAAATTATGATATTGTTACTTCTGCAGTGCCAGAACTTAACGAAACAGTTGAGGCTACTGAGGTAGCACTTGTTTGATTTCCTATTGCCTCTAGGCTTATTGCTCCGCTAGCGCCTTCATCATAAGAAGCTAGTACTTGAATAATTGCGTTTGCTTGAGACTCTGTAGCTTGTATGGTCAAAATTCCTTCTGAATATATATCATAGGAAATGACAGCAACAGTGGTAGCGTTAGAATAATCCTGAGAAATACTAACTGCAACATTTAAATTAGAAATTATTATAGGATTAGATATTCCTAAAACATTAATTATAACCGTACCTATGTAACTTAGGCTTGGCTGATTATAGCTAATATTCTCGTTGTATAACATCTATTATCCTGATATAACGTATTTTTGTAAGTCTTTAAACCATTTTATTGAATTCTCATTAATATGGTCATTTTTCCTATAAGAGAAAAATTGCAAGTAAACATGCCTATTACCACTAGTAACCGGTTTTATCTCGTGTCTACCTATATAAGTCACTGCATTTTGTTTTTTAAATATATTAATATACCACCCAAAGGCAGTTGTAGTATAAATGCTATTCTTATAATTGTTCTAAAAGTATAGATTTATTTTTAAATAATCTCAACTGATTGTGTACATATGAACCAATTGTGGGATTAAAATATAGCTCACAATGTTCAATAATTCTAGCAGTATCAGAAATATCCCAATCTTCTGGTATTTGATAAAAATCTTTAAATCGTACTATTCCTGCATCTAGTTCTTCTTTTTCTTTGTTTAAAATTTCATTAATATCCCATAAACCTGGATACAGTTTACACAATGAAGAAACCGAGCTGGATGCCATATTTTTTTTAACAAATGTAATTAATTCTGGCTTATTTGGTTGAACATTAGTCGGACGAAGTCGTGCGTTCTCGCTACCAGTAAGGTAGCTAACAACCTGCATGTCTGATTGATTATCCACAAGATCGGGGGTAAACCCAAAGGCATCTAGAAATTGTGATGCCTTAATAGCAATGTCCTCAGTGCTATTAAATGGTTCTTTAGTTACTTCCGACCATTCATAAAGTAGCTTAAAAAATTCAGACAATGTAAGACCCACGCAAGGTACTTCTGCATTATTCTTGTATTTTTCACGAATTTCAATGTCATCATGAAGGTGAAGATATATTAAATAGCCGACATTATGCAGGGACATAATTGTTTCGTATGCTAAAATTTTATTTAGTGTTGGAACAACTCGACCATTTTCTCTCACAAAGCCAGCATGTGGGCCATACATTGTATTGTCGCAGCGCCATTCTAATTCTGGGTCAAAAATAGCTCTGGATTCACAAAAAATAAAAAAACCTTGGTCAGTATTATCAATATCTGTATTATATACATCCATGAGTCGCTCCCAAGGCGTTAGGTTGACAACCTCTTCTATATCTTGAGATTTAGCGATTAGACATATGTTTCCTGCATACTTGAATGGATGATTTATAGCAACCAAGAGATGTCCGTCCTGCATAGAAAAAACTTCAGCTTCTTCAAATGGGTCGTCTCCGGCAGGAGTGCGACGATACAATTCTAAAGTACTTTCTGTAATTTGGTCTAATACATAAAATAAACGAAATGTTTTCAGTACATCAATTGTAAAAGGTTTAACTGTAATCATATTGTGCCTTAAGGTCCGTAGTATTTGAATGTAATGCCACCAGCACTGCCTGCGCCAAACTGAGAGCCTCCACTGCCAACTATTGTACCAGAACCTACAGAGAAACCTCCAGCAGATCCGTTGCCTTGTGTTCCGTATCCACCTCCACCGTTTCCTCCACGAAGGCCATATGCTCCACCCCCAGTACCTCCATTGCCACCAACTTGAGTTGCCGTACTATGTCCCGTGGCATTTGAACCAGCAGAATCTGTTCCGCCACCACCACCACAGGCATAATAGGAAGCATTCCATGCATAGATGGGCTGATTAGTGTCATTGCCGTAAATTGGCTGGTTGTAGTCTGGACCATAGGCCGTACAGTTTCCGTTCTTATCAAAACTTTGACACACTTGTACATAGCCAACTACGACCTGAACATAAGTGCCAGTGAAGTAGTAATAACCATAAGCATTTGTGCCACCAAGGTTAGATGCGTTAGTGCCGCTGCCAGCAGTTCCACCCCTACCACTAGGTGCACTGTTGACACCTGGATGTTCACCAGCAGTTCCTCCTCCACCAGTCCATGTAGTCGAACCAACTGTCAAAGTTGTGCTACCACCTGTCGTTGCAGTACCAGTACCAGTACCACCGTTTCCTGCGGCACCTCCTGCTCCGACAGTTCCGCTAACTGTTTGTGTACCAGTTGCTGATGATGTGTGAGATGAGAATAGACGATAACCGCCACCGCCACCGCCACCATAGTTGGCTCCACCACCTGCTCCGTAAAGAAGCATTTCATAGATAACTGGTGCAACGGCACTTCCGCTAGTTGGTGTTACTGAAGGAATTGAAACAGAGAAGGCACCAGCAGTAGTTTGCGTAAACGTCTTTAAAGACCAGGTAGTGAATGATGTGCTTGAACTTGTAGTAGTTCCAATAGCGTTTGTTGCACGGCAGCGAACATAGTAGAGAGTTGCAACCGCTAGACCAGTTATGTTTTGAAAAATGCTTGAAGCCTGACCGCTAACAGTAGAGCCATATGTAACTGTTGTGAATGTTGTAAAAGATGAACTAGTTGAGTAATCAAAATAAACAGTAGTTGGGTATTTATTAGCGGAAACTGTTGCGTTTAGCGTCGCAATAGATTGATTAAAATTAGTTGTAGAACCAATTGTTATGTCTGGCAGCAACTTGGGTATGCTGCTAGTCCCACGCTTGATAGGCATTACGCACTCAAGTCCCCGATAAGAACATAGCTATTGCTATCTACGCAGAATAAAGAAGCTGCAGAATATCTAGCTCTAAACTTTAATCCTGGTGTACTATTTATTGTTACTCCTGAAGCAGCGATTGTTATTTGTCCAGCTCCAAGCTGTAGTAGGTCTATTGATTGACCTGCACTTAATCCTGTTGAAGTATTAACAGTTACTGTTATCGCTGAAGCATTATCTAATGTAACCATTTTTCCTAAGTCGCTATTGGCTAAAGTGTAACTAGTTCCTGTTTGTACATTTATTGTTTGCGTGCTAGCAAAAGATCCACTAGGGCCAGTTGGGCCAGTTGGGCCAGTTAATCCTGCTGGTCCGTTAGGACCAGTTGGTCCTGTAGGGCCAGGAACTGTTGATTCGGCTCCAGTGGGACCAGTTGGGCCTGTAGGGCCTGGTGAACCCGTAGGGCCTTCAGGACCAGTTGGTCCAGTAGGGCCAGGAACTGTTGATTCGGCTCCAGTGGGACCAGTTGGGCCTGTAGGGCCTGGTGAACCCGTAGGGCCTTCAGGTCCAGTAGGTCCAGTAGGGCCAGTAGGGCCAGGAACTGTTGATGCGGCTCCAGTGGGACCAGTTGGGCCTGTAGGGCCTGTGGGACCTGTAGGACCAGCAGGACCCACCTCAAGGCCTGCTACAGCAATATAAATAGAAACTCTAATAGAGTTAGAAGATGGTGGAGAATCAAAATAAACAGTTATAGCATTGCTGGAAGTTGCTTCCCAAGAAGTTAAAATTAAACCATATGGAGAAGCAGCCTCTCTAATTGTTACACTTACGTCCCTACTACCAAAGTTATGCGTTAAAACATATGAATTACTGGTGCCATCGCCAATTGTAGCGTTATATACAGTTCCAGCTAGATTGGCGGAACTAGTAAATTCAACAATAGCGTTGGAACTATTCTTGTAATAAAGTTTTCCATCGGCGTAGTTAATTGCTAATTCGCCATATTCCAAAGATGTAGGCGTATTGGACGATGTGCCACTATTTTTTAATTTTATAGTATTAGCCATTAGTCACTCCACTTAACTAAGTTATTATAACATAAGTTAATTAGAACGTGCCACCATCAATTGTGTATGTATCAACACCAAGAGTAGTTCTAGCTGTAGCTGCGTCTGCATCATCAAGTAATCCTCTAATAAATGAACTTAATGTTGTAACTGTTGCAGTTCCTGATCCAGTAAAATATGGAAGAGCATCTGCTGCAGAAGTTAATCCTGCTATTGCTCCAAGGTTTGCATTGTAAGCCTGTACATTAGTGCCTATTGCTAATCCAAGAGCCGTACGAGCTGCTCCAGCGTCTGTAGAGCCCGTTCCACCGTTAGCTATGGCTATTGCGGTACCATTCCATGTACCAGTTGCAATTGTTCCAACTGAAGTAAGGCTTGATGCGGTTACCCCTGAACCAAGAGTTGAACCAGAAAGAACATCAGTTCCATTGATTTTAAAAGTTTTACCATTTACAAGATTCATGTTTTCTGATGAAGTCCATGAGTCAGTTGCGTCAATCCAGTTAAAGGTCTTGTCTGTTGCGCCCTTAAGGGTAAGACCACCACCATCAGCACCTGCGTCTGTTGGACTTGCGACTGAACCAAGCTCGATATTCTTATCGTCAACCGTGATTGTAGTTGAGTTAATTGTAGTTGTTGTACCGTTGACTGTCAGATCACCTGAAAGGGTAAGAGATGTACCAGTAGCAGCACCAATGTTTGGCGTTACAAGTGTTGGCGTATTAGCAAATACAAGTGCTCCAGTACCAGTTTCATCCGATATAATTCCAGCAAGTTCTGATGATGAAGTAGCTGCAAAATCCGAAAGTTTATTATTAGTAAGCGCTACAGTACCAGTTGCGTCTGGAAGACTTACGGTTCTGTCGGCTGTCGGGTCAGTAACTGCAAGGACTGTCTCAAACTCATTAGCCGTTGCGCCTTCAAATGTAATAAAATGTGCATCTGGAAGATAGATACCATGAATTCTTGGAGTCCCACCAGTAGCCGTGATTTCTGGTCCATTGATGGTTGGCGTAGTAAGAGTCTTGTTCGTAAGCGTTTGAGTGTTTGTAGTTCCAACTACTGCACCAGTTGCACCATGAGCTTCTGTTGCTGATGTATGAGTCGTTAGATTACCTGCAACTGTTGAAGCTGAACCATAGGCGTCGTAGGTATTCGCTGTTACTGAAATTGCACCTGTTGAGTCTGTGTAAGTAAGGCCTGTCCCAACTGCATTTCCAACTGCATCTTGAGCAGCTTCGTTGAAGTCTGTAACTGCACTTGCTGGGATAGCGATGTTTGCTGTGCCAGCTGCGGTCAAACGACCTTGAGCGTCAACTGTAAAGGTTGAAACTGCTGTAGCTGAACCATATGAACCAGCCGTAACAGTTGTATTATCAAGATCTATTGTAACTTTATCAGATGCACCAGCTGTAGCAGTTAGTCCTGTTCCACCGGAAATTGTTAATGTATCACCAAGAGTAATTGTCTGACTTGTTCCACCATCTCCAGCTAAAGTAAAAGAACCTGATACTGCGCCTACTGCAGCAGCTACGAATGCTGTTGTTGCAACTTTGGTACTATTATCTCCCGATGTTTGAGTAGTAGCTGTTGCAGATCCGCCAAGTTCAACTGTTCCTGAAAATGTTTTATTACCAGTAACTGTTTGTGTACCAGAAAGGCCTACATAGGCACCCGGGCCAGCAATAGCTAAAGAAGAGGTTGCAAGTCCGCCTTCTCCACCGGTTCCTTTGCCATAATAAAGTGTATCATCAGCTTCATTAAATGCTAATTCAGCATTGGCAAGACCTGTTGGTGCTCCAACTGCTCCAGCGCTAGACCTTCTTTTGATTCTGATTGTATTTGCCATTTTAGAAATTTCCTCCATCGGTTAGATTGTTTTCAGAGTAGTTGACCCACTGAGAGCCGTTGTATCGTAATATATTGCCTGTTGCAACTGAACTTATAGTAACATCAGTTAATCCATTTAAAATAGACTGAGTTGATATACTTTGTTCTGCTGCTATAATTCTGTCTTTGACAGTTAAATAAGATCCTGCTGGACTAACACCTAAAACTGTTTGCAAAGCTTCTATGGCGTCATTTGCATTTGTGTGCTGCAAATGGTGTGGCACTGTGTTAGAGTTTAAAGTATCTGTTGCGGTAGGATTCACTAGATTGTCTAGAGAAGCTGGATAATTTGTTGCCATGATATTCCTTATAAAGCTATGATTTTAGTGGAATCATTATTCCACACTATAGTAACAGGGGCTTGGATATTTGCGCTAGAAAAGGGTAAGCCTGTCGACGTATCTAAGTATGCTATTAGCCTAGAAGTCGCATCAGAGCCACTGTCTGAATATAATGCTACTGCATTAAAAGAATTGCCTGAATAATTTCCGATCGTTACGTCGTCAGCGTCAAATACTCCATCTGTTACGGTTTTGTTAGATAGTCCTGAACTTCTGTCTTCAATAGAAGATGAGTTAATGTCTGAAACAAATTGATGTGTATTTACATTGGGCGTATAAGTATTGTTTAGTATTAATACTTTAATTGTGTTTGAATATAAATTAATTTCACCTTTTAAAAAAGACTCTTTTGCTTTTTTATAAATAAAATTAGCCATTAAACACCAACATCTTTAGAAACTATAATTCTGTATTTATATCCAGATTCATAGTATGTTGCGTCTTCTTCATTGTAAACTGGAGTTGCGTCATCAGAGGGAAAATCGACATAGACTTCTGGTTTCCATGAATGCATAGAAACGTTTGCTGATACATTTTCCCATCTTGATGGTGATCTTTGTATTTTTTTTCTTTGTGCTTTAAAATAGAAGCTATTAAGGAAGTTTGAAGCTGGTCTAGAACTAAATGTTATTGTCACTCTTCCGTTATTGTATGAATTATCTAGATAAAAATCTCCATTAGATGGATCTACGGAGGCAATATAAAAATTAGGATTCTTTGCTATTATTTGAATAGACGTATATGCGTCTGTTCTTATTGAGTGATCTTCAATATAAACTTCTTGAATTTCTGGAACTCTAATTGAAGAAAAACTAGAAGGTGTTGCAGCTTCGGTGGTTTCAAATATAACTTGCTCTTCGGCTATTAGCTCATTTGCTGCATCGAGAAAGCCAACAGCTCTAATTTTGTATTCTGTCTCACTTTGAAGAACTGCATCCCAATATAGGGTAAGAGTTCTGGAGACTTGATTGTAATCAGTTATTGTATTAATAGTTAAAAAAGGATTAGCAACAATAGTTGGTGTAGCTGTATTGGTTTGTACAATAAAATTGCTATTCTTTAATGAAGATATTTTTATTGTTCTTCCAAATTTAATTATTGCAGTATTTAAATTAATTTCTGCGTGCTCTATTAGGTTTAGTGCCACATTTATCTCCTAATCATTTATAAATATTAGTAACAAAAAAACATAGGATAATAAACAAAGGGAGTGGCTTTTACACCACTCCCTTTGCCCCGGGTATCGTAACTATAACACCCTAAGGTCTATCAGGTCATTTCGTTTGTGACCTGAACCTCATAGTTGCGTGCTAATCTAACACCCTTAGCAACAGTGATTCCCTCACCGTCGCCAAGCATTACGATGTCGTAGCGCTCTTTCATCTTCATTGAGCGAATGTCACGGCTTGGATCATCAAACTGATCGGTGCTCATGTCATCCTTAACAAGAAGAGTGCCAACTTCGTTGCGGTCGATCAAGAAAAGATCTGAACTAGCAGCGGTAGCACCACTCTTTGCTGTGAAGCTTACGAAAGGTGAAACGATTACGTTAAGGCCCATGGGAGCAGTTGCGTTAAGCGCTGCTTCCTTGGACTGAGGACGATAGCCCCAGCTGGTGTTGACTGCAGCTGCTGAACCACCTGTGTGGAAGATTGCATCCTTAAGGAATACAGACCACATGAGTGGGTGCAAAATGAAGTCGGTTGGAATATGATTCTCTGCCATTAAGACAGCAGCCATATCGATGATGTCGTCCCATGTAACGGTCTTGTTTGCAGTACCGTTAATGTCGCGACCAGTTGTATCATCGTATGAACCACTATCATTGTCAAAGACGATTGTTGCAGCGTCTTTGAAGCGGCTTAGAGCGATCTGCTCCTTAAGGCGAGCCATTGCACGACCTGCAGCCCTTACGTGAAGGCCAACGATATCCCAAAGAGAGTCTGCGATGACTTCTTCGGTAAATGCTAGCTTAACGCCCTTTTTGGAGACTTTGCCCTCGATTTGCTTTGCAAAAGCGAGTGCTTGCTCTGGATATTCTTGTCCTTCGGGAATCTCTGCTGCTTGGATAGCGTTTACTGCGGGGAACTCCAAGGAGCGTCCCTTTCCTAGGCGAACTGTTGAAAGAAGTGGCGTTACCAACAATTGTGGCTCTGCTGCTTCCTTAAGAGTGCGAGAGATGATCTTAGGGAAGAGAATAGCAGCATCTGGTGATGCAAACGCTTCCTTAATAGTTACTCTGTTGTCTTCGTCAATGTGTCCGTCTTCGGCCAGCGCGGCTTCCCAAGCTGGGAGACCCGAGAGGAGCTCTTGGATTGTCTTACTCATCTTAGGATTATTCCTCCTGTGTTATTAATTATATTGTGAGATTAACGCGGAATGCGCCAATTACGTTGTGGACATCCAGGTTACTACGGATGCCAAGCTTACCTGAATATGCTCCAGCTCTTGTTAGCTCGAACACAGTCTTGAGTGCGCCTGGATCTGATGGTAATTGCATGTAGGAAAGAAGGCCATCATCAAAGTTGGTAGCAAACTTTTCTACTTCTATAACCTTACCAACCTGGAGGTAAGAATATACGCTACTGCTTGCGAGGAAATCGCTTGCAGCTGC